TTTTTTTTTTAATGATACGGCGACCACCGAGATCTACACAGAGTAGATCGTCGGCAGCGTCAGATGTGTATAAGAGACAGTAATTCATGTATGAGTTTCGGTTTGTTTTTCGTCAGGAGTATCCTGTTGAGATATGTGTTTACCACCTGAGTAATGACGGCGGTGGTTGTTACATTGTCAGCCATGTTATTCCTTTCTAAATGTCAGCCCCGTTCTTGCGCGCCATATCTTCAAAGGCTTCATCAGACATATTTAGCAAGCGGCCTTCTTCGGATAACACTCCGCTGCCTCCGGCTACATTGCTCGATGACTTCACCGTATTGGCGTTCTGGATTGCCTCGTCAATCACCGCCCCGGCTTCTGCTTCAGGCTTCGGTTGTGGTTTCGCTTCTGTTTTGTTTTCAACCATCAACTTGGCTACCTGGTAAGCGATTTCGCGCCGGTTAGGACTGAAGGTAATCGTTTGCATGAGGGCTGGATTTTGTTTTATTGCTTTAGCTAAGGGCGGCGCAAACTGCATCGCCCTTATCTGTTCCGGTGTTCCAACAATTTCTTCAAACTTCGGGTGGGACGCCATAAACTGAACCTCAGACAAAGCGGCCATGATTTCGGTCATGCGGTGCTTGTCAATCCTTTTCTGCTGACCTACAGTAAGCACCTCATCATCATCTGTTGCGCCGACTGCTGAATAAGGGTCAAACGGCGGCTTCTGCTCGGTCTTTTGTTGGTTGGCCATGATTACTTGTTGCTGCTGATTTAAGAGGTCTATCCTCTCCTCGGCGGCATTCTTTGCGGCCATAACTTCCTCAAACCGGGCCTTGGGGACGGTTTCTTCGACCTTTTCGGTCGTTTCAACCTTTTCGTCCTGTTCGGTCTGTACGTTCTCAGTTGCTTCTGATTGCTCCGTTTGCTGCTCTTGCTCAGTTTCTGGCATAATAAAGTCCTTTCTTGTCTCTGCGAACTAAAGGCCCAGCTTCGGCCTGCTTGCCGGGCGCGACCCCGACCTGTACGCATAGCACGTATCCGCTTCTTTGAACCTTGAAAAATCGTTATTGATACATTCGTCAAATTCTTCTAATGAGAGTCGGCAGGCGGTCTGATTCATCGGGTCATCGCCACCATGACAACCGAGGTGGCCGTAATGTATGCAATTGTCTTTTTTGCAATCCAAACCTTCCATGCCTTTACTCCCAATTCAATTTTTGGTTTAGTAAATAATTGGCATCCCTTTACTGCTATTGATTAAGGTCTCATCGAATTGGCCGGTCTCACCAAAGTCCGGTATCGGTGCATCCGGCGGAAGTACCCATAAGACCTCGAGCCGTCCGCTTTTGTTGTCCACATACCAGCACATTGTGTTGAGCATTCTCGGCGGGCGTATACCCATAGGCGCAAAGGTGTGTCTTAGCTCATCGCATATTCCGTTCCAGCGCCATTCAGCGTGATGTAAAATCCAGTACGGTTCGCGTCGGTGCTTGTGTTCCTGAATGCACTTTTTGAGTCCTTCGACAAAATCCTTGCCGATTGACGGCAAAAGCTCTCCAACCTCTACCAGCCGCCGGCCATATTCATCCTTCTTTACCAAACTTGTTATTTTTCCACTCATCGTTTGGTTAAACTCGCTTTCTTGTTTATCTCCTCTATTTTTATGACCCTATCCAACAGGTCCATCTGTTGCTGGAAGTCCATACCCTGCAATACCTTCATTGCTTTCACCCTGTCCAGAACGGCCCCTGCCCTGTTTTCGCCAACCTGTGCATCGCGCTCTGCTGCGCGGGCATTGTCGGCGTTAATCTTTGCGGTGCGCATCTGGTCGAGTTTCTGCTTTTCTGCCATCGCCTGCTGTGCTGCCTGACTTTGCTGTTGCTCTGCCTGTTTGACAGCCTGCAGGAGTTCATCCGGTAAGGCCGATTGATAGTGCTTCAAAATGAAGTCCCACGGGATCGGGGCGCCTGCCTCTTTGAGTTGCCTTAATTCGGTGTAGAACATTTGCCGCTGTGTAGTGGTGAGTATGCCTTCCTCTGGTGTTATGTCGTAGCGTGCTAAATCCTGCTTGTAGAAGTCCGGCGCTACCGGCTTGTTTAGAATTCTCTGCACCTTCGACCGTGAATAATTGGCCTGTATCATCTTGATTAGCTTGAAGCCGAGCTGCTTTTTGGCGAAACGAAGGTTGTCGAATAAGGTCTGTAATGACACCAAGCCGGCACCCTGGCGTAATTTTAAGAGGTAGCCGGACATCTGGGCATTGATTTCCTCTGTGCCGAACATCGACTCATTTATGCCTGCTATTTGGTTGACTAAGTTTTGCAGGTCATTGTTGAGCTGGAATAGGCCCGGTGGTATGTCACCTGATGGTATTTTCTCAACCTTCCCCCACATCCCTTCTGTTATTTCAATCCCCCTGCCCTGGCCGGAGGCGTGTATCATGTCGGGGTTAACCAGTGCGTTCTCCTCTGCCATTAAGCCAGTCTGTACCTGTGAGTCGATAATGTCGAGAATCTTTGACAGCCTTCTGTCTAATTCTCTACCGCAATCCCTAAGCGGCCTGATGATACCCTGCAGCTTAACGGCTGCATCATCGTAGTCGGGATAGAAATACCCGCCCATCCAGACGTAGGGGTAATCGTCTATCTTGTGAGGATCGCCGCCCTTCCATACTTCCCAACCGTTCACAAATACAGACAGCTTTACGGTCTCTATGTAATCTGACCACGAACGTAAATTGCCCTGGTATCGCTGAAGAATTTCGTAGAGGCTCTCTTTTTTGCCGGTCCAGATGAACGATTTGCCGGTCTGGGCGTTGCCGATTAAATCTACCCTCTTGGTTGTGCGCTCCCAGAAGAATGACAGCGTTCCTTTGTCGTCTTCGCCCCTGCTGTATGTAGAGCTGTATGGTAACTTAGTGCCGGATTCCGGCGATTTCAGGATTTCGTCTATCTTATTTTCACCGCCGGGAATTAAACTCTTTATAGAATCTGCGTCCATGTCCGGCTCATGTATGATGATATAACGACAATCTTTTAAGTCCCGGCGTGTGAAGTTCGGGTCTAAAAGAAATTTGTTGTAAAATTTACGTGCGAATTGAATGTCCCCATTGCGGTCGAAGTACGGCTCAATCAGGTTCGAGGCGGTAATCATAGAACCCTTTTCGAACGCTTCGGATACAACTTCATGGCCCCAATGATTCTCCATCAGCGGCATAACTACACCGGTGAGCTGGCTCGCCACCTGGTCATCCTCGCCTTCAGCCGGGGCTATCTTGAGTGTTAAGCGGTTTTGCCGCTCGTATCCGGTGATTAACGATACTATCCGACGCAAAACGGGGAAATGCAGGACTTCACGGTTTTCATCTCTCAGCCTCTGCCGTTCTGTTTCGGATATGGGGTTATCTATGGCGTGCTTGAAATCGGTGTGAGCTGCCTCAATCCAGGGAAACCAATAATCATATGCCTGATTGAAGGCATCCTGAAAATCTTTTTCCGCATCCGTCTTGCCTGTATTTATTTCCATAAAAAAAACCCGCAATCCTTGTCAGATTGCCGGCTATTCTTATGGTGGAGAGTAAGTCGGACTTACTGAATTTGTATTGTCAAAATAGCTAATAACTATAACGCGGCCTTTTTAGAGGCGGTACAACACCCTCTGTAAGCGGCGTAGTTTGCTCGAAAACACCATATTTCAATACACCTTCATGTTTAGTGATTAGGCGATCCATTTCCTTGAAATAAGAATCTCTTGATTTTTTACAGTCTTTGTTCAGGTCCAGTGCTGGTGGTGTTGTCTCGGAAATAACTGTTTCGGTCGGTGCAATTATCGCCTTACCGATTGCAGCAAATAAACAAACCGTTCCAGCAAATGAAAACCCCTTGATAAATTTTCGCCTTGTTATCATCCGCTCGTACCTATCGGTAAATTATTATCAAAAAGTCTTTTGCTGTGGTCAACATTGAAAAATGCCTGATATTCAAGTTCTATGCTTTCTGATTCTTCTTTTGTCAGTATTTGTGATTCCCAATCAGTGGCCTTGTGGAGTTCCCCACCTTCATCGCAAACCAATGCCCTCTCTCTGCTTAATCCCAAAGCGTCTATTTCTTCCAACAAAGCACGATTGTGATATGAAGCATTGCAACCGCCACTGATAGGCTCTGTCGATACCTTTAAGGGTTGATATCTTCTGAATTTCTTCATATTCTGGTCTCTATGTGCTCGGTTTCCCGAAAAGTACCATATTTCAATACACCTTCATGTGTAATGAAGAAAACAGGCCCAAATCGACCGTGAGGCCATTTTGACGCCTGTATTCTAAGGTTTTCGAGCATCCGTATCTCATCATTTGTCGGTTGTATAACAGGTATTGAACTGATTGTCAAGTCTTTTTTTTGGTCAACATCCATGTTTTTTGCCTCACTATCATTTGTTAATCTCCTTTCGGCAAAGGCATTAGGGGCTTCGGTAGCTTCACAGGAATAGTTTTCCAGGCTACCGTCCCCGTACTATTGAAAAAGCAACCACTGCCGATGGGTTTATGAATGATGATTTTAACGTGGTCGTGAAATTGCTCTGGTACAAACTCCTTCCATTCCGCCGCGAGCTTGTCTTGAACCGTCTTGATATTCTCGTAATTCCAGTCACAGCGAACAAATCTACCGCAGTGAACACTGAGCATACCCGGGGGTACAATTTCGATAAAGTCACAATACTGGAGTGTTGGGTCAAACTTTGGGACTTGGTCAAAGGTTCTATTTTTCGGGAACTTGCCTTCTTCTGTTATTTCTACAACCATTACTTAATCTCCTTATCCTTGATTAACAGCAACGCTTTCTCAAACAGTTTCCTTGCAGAATTGTATTGCAAAAAGAATACAGCATCGCCGACGTGAATCCCAACGCTTCCAGGTTTGCCCACTTGGATTTTTATGGCCTCGCCTTTGTCCCGGCCGGCTTTCCAAACGTCGCCTGTATCATAAACGTATGACCTGCATATCTCTATTGGTATCGCGCCAGTAGCGAACCCGCCTGCGATTGCGTGGTAAACGCCCGCGCTATGCTTTGCTCTTCCTATTCTTTCTTTTTCGTTCATTTCTTAATCTCCTTTCGAGTTATTAGCTTCGTCTTTCTTTAGCACAGGCATTGGGCGCTTCGGTAGCATAAAATGGAAGAAAGCTTTCCTCGTCTGAGCAACATTTAAGTTCCTTCGACTGATTTTGTCCAAATACCGCCTTTGCCAGTTATTTATGAACATCATCTTATGAACCTCATCTATAAATGTGCTTCAGCCACAGTTCTCTCGACTGTTCGGCGGTCATACCACCTGAGCCGATCTTCGAAACAGCCATCGACGCATATCTTACCATGTCAGCCATGTGATCCGAACCGTCCTTTTCCGGCACTCCTGTATATACGGGCTTGTCCTCCGTGCTCATCTGCTTATTCTTCTTTTCGTGGTACGCCTCCAGACATTCTATAAGCCAGGCACAGTTTGTCTTGTGAAATCTGCAACGGTCTAAAAACTTCAGGGTGCGTTTTATGCCTTCTTCCACGCGGCGCTCACGCGGCAGGGCAGTTACATTGTAACCAAACTGTCGTATGGTGTAAAGTGCGGTTTGGCCGGTAATTATCTTGGTGGCGTTTGAATCCATATCGCACGGCACATATATTTGATTTATTCGATATCCGTATTGCTTTTCCCATTCCTGAAACATCGTGATGTATTCTTCGACACCGAGCCCGGAATCCTCGTGTGCCCTGATAAAGTTTACATTTGTCTCGATTACTTGGATTACTCCGATGGCGGTTGTGTAGCCGACATCTTCTATAATATAAACCGGATAGTTCGGGTCAAAGTCCAAAGTGTCTGATATACGGCCTGCCTTGTTGAGCTTAGACATCTTGCGGCCGTAATACGCACCCTCGGCGCCCTTCTCGCTAATGCCGCCCAATACCCTTACCCTGTATTGGTCCGAGTCTGTACCGTACTTTAGTCTTATCTCCCTCTCAAATTCTGTGCCATAAACGCCTGGTATTACCTGCTTGCCCTGCTTGAAATTGGGTGTGTCGGTAACTGATATCTGTATGTGGGTCCATTTCGGGTCTTTCAGCGCTGCCGGGAAATCGCCGAACTTACTTGTCGGATTGCCTATTGCCAGAATTCTCTTAAACGGTGCGCCGATGTACTGTATTGCTCGCCATATCTCCTGCATGATACCGGCCGCTTCGTCCAGTATCACTAAAACACTATCGTTGTGGATACCCTGTATCCTCGTCGCCTCTTTCGTGATAGTGTCCGGCATTGTTGATATACCCGTTGCGAACCATTTTCTCCCCGTGTCTTGCTGCATATCTAACATCATCATAGTCAATTTGCCGCCCAACGGGACCTGTGCGTTAGCGTGTGCCGTGCGTATCTCTCGCCACATCAGATTTTTGACCTGATGGCCTGATGGGGCCAGGGTTATTACGGTCGATGGCACATGGCAGTACAGGAACGCCAGGGCTATACGTGCAGCCCCGTATGTCTTAGAAACTCCGTGGCCGGCTCCGACAGCCGTATTTGGATTGTCCCTGACCGAATCTGTCACCTCTTTCATCTTAGACCAGTAGTGGGCAGGCTTAACGTCTAAGGCGCGTGTCATAAACCAGCCGTAATCGGCCCGGCCTCTCTTAATTAGTTCGAGGTATTCGTTCATTTATTCGTCAAAGCCTCATGTACCGCCATAGCCAGCGACTGGCCGGCCTGTTTGTGGTCCTCCGCGAACAAACCTAAGTGCCTCATCAATACCTCAATGTTCTTGTCTTTCGACCAGAATTTTATCTTTTTGAGATAACCGACCAATTTGCGCTTCTCACCGGTCCCCTCAAATAACTCGACTACTTCCAGCCCGGAGATCGCTCGTCTTAAATCAATCGGAATATCGTGGACCTTCTTGATTGTGCCATCTTCCTCAAAGGCCCCGCCAACATCAGCTAACGCTACTCTTGCCGCCTCTATGAGTATGTTGTCAGCGTCTATCTGTGTCCTGGTAGTCTGCTTCTGAATCAACTTTTTTAATGTTTTTTGTACCTCAACATTTTTCAACAACCGCTGGCCCTGAGAATATGCAGTTTTCTTGCTGTATTTGGCCCTTTCTGCTGCCTTTGTTGCGTTGAAATCTACCAAATACTCATTGCAAAAGCATAACCGTTGCGGTGAAAGTGTTTTCTTTTGCCTTCCCTTGGTTTTCTTCTTTTGTTTAGTGGCTTTTTTCATGGAATAAATTGTCTTTCTTTTTCATACTTCTCCAGAACCTGTCTCTTATACACATCTCCGAGCCCACGAGACTAGGCATGATCTCGTATGCCGTCTTCTGCTTGAAAAAAAAAAA